AAGGGCGCAAGGACCAAGTTATCGACGAATATTTCGACAAACTCGACGTCCTTTCGGAAAATCTCGAAGAAATTGTAGGCAACGCCTGGGACATGTGTAACTTCAACTGGCGCCCGAACAGCAAAGACCTTCCAGAACTATTCTACAACCGAATGCTAATTCCACCCATAAAGAAACGCGGGAGGCCAACATGCGATAGAGCAGCATTAGAGAAGATTGGGGGTTACTTCGTTGCGGGGCCCATCGTTGCGCATATCCTTTTGATGCGCGACCTTGCCAAGAAAATTCAGGTGCTTCAGACGGAGATAGACCATGACGGACGAATGCGCACATCCTACAACATCGCTGGAACGGACACAGGACGACTTAGCTCGAGTTTTAGCGAATTTGGGACCGGAACTAACCTCCAAAATATTGAAGAGAGCCTGCGATCTGTATTCATTGCCGATCCCGGTCACAAGCTCGCCTACCTTGACGCCGAGCAAGGAGAATCCAGATGTGTTGGAGCAATCGAGTGGAACCTCTTCGGCGATGGGAGATACCTTGATGCCTGCGAAACCGGAGATTTGCATACTACTGTCGCTAGACTCGTCTGGCCACGCGACCTTCCTTGGACAGGAGATCCCCGGCAAGATCGAGAGCTGGCCGAGCAAGCGTATTATCGACATTACGATCGACGATTCATGTGCAAGAAGATTGGTCATGGCTCTAACTACGGTGGCAAACCCCGAACGCTTGCCGCTCAAGCTAAGGTTGATATCCACCTAATCGAAGAGTTTCAGCCAAAGTATTTTCGCCTGTTTCCGGCGCATTTGCGCTGGCATGAATGCGTCCGCAGGAACCTCCTCGCGGATGGCTTTTTAGTTTCACTCACCGGCCGCAAGCGCTGGTTTATGGGAAAACGCAATGATGATGCCACACTCCGACAAGCTATCGCCTATGACCCACAGGGTTCCCTCGCTGATATTCTTAATCACGGTATGCTTGCTGTATGGCGAGCTAACTCCTGCCAGGTCCTTATGCAAATACACGATGCCATTCTCATTCAGTATCCTGAGCGGGAAGAAGATCAGGTCGTCAAATTGGTTCGAAAACAACTTGAGTTTCCTTTGGACCTATCCAATAGCCGCTTGTTTACTATTCCCTACGGAGTGAAGACCGGCTGGAATTGGGGTGCATACGATGAAAAGACGAACCCTGATGGGCTCAAGAGCTATAGGCCCGGCGACAAACGGCAGCGCACTGCGCCGGTGCCGTTCATGGATCGAGTCATTCGTAGAGTACACAGGTAAGTTCCTTGAAACCTCCGAACGACACCGAACGTGGACGGCCATCAGCGCCATTGGTGCGGTGCTCGAGCGCAAGGTTTGGGCGGATCTAGACAAGCCAATATATCCGAACCTCTATATCTTTCTGGTTGGCAAAGCTGCTGCCGGAAAGACTAGAGCTATCGACTCAATGATGGAGATACTCCGTGCGATCCCTGAGTTCTATTTTTCCCCAACTTCGGTTACCAGAGCTTCGCTTGTTGACTGTATGCTGGACGCGAAGCGAACTGACCCCGATTGGTCCGCTGGCACTATGTCCGAATACCATACTCTATACGTGGCAGTTGATGAATTATCAGCGTTCATGGAAACATGGAAGGAGGACCTCGTCGCAGGACTCACTAAGTTTTATGATGGAAACCACTATTCAGAAAGTCGAAGGACAGGTAATCTACACATTGAAATTGATAAGCCCAATCTTAGCGTGATATGTGGGACTACACCGGCGAATCTGATGGGCCTAATTCCAGACAAGGCTTGGGATCAAGGATTCACATCGCGGATAATTCTAGTGTGGTCTGATGATTCAAAGGAGCGGGATGTGCTGTCAAAGTCAGAGATTGATGTGCCAGCAGGTGATCTTGCGCATGACATTTGTGTAATCCATCGCGAAGCAAGGGGACCAGTTACTTGGACAGCAGAGTATCATATGGCGATGAAGGTGTGGAGGTCCCTAGAGGATAGTGACGGCCCGATGCATCCGAGGTTAACAGACTATCGTGCGCGGCGTAGAACGCACCTGATAAAACTATCCATAATATCCTGCATTGATCGCGGCAGCGTGGTGATGGGCATAGAGGACTTCAATCGAGCAAAGGAGTGGTTGGTGGACAATGAGCTAAACATGCACATTATATTCTCTAGCGCGGCGACAACCATTGACGACAAGGCATTTGACGAGATCGAAGAGTTCGTTAAGAACTTTGGCAAGCCAGTACCACACCATAAGGTCCTGCGGCACGTATCACGGTTCATCCCCGCGCACTCACAGGAGCGGGTTATCCGCCTGCTAATCGAGCAACGAAGAATTAAGATTGCTGGCAGGGATGAGAAGATCAATCAGGTGGTATATTTGCCGCAGGATAAATGACCTCCACCTCGTCATCAGTTGAAAGCCCAAGGGCCACCATCAGCCCTGGCGAAATGTCGGCCACACGATTAGTATCCTCATGAGGACCCCAGTCAGCTGGGTGAGCAGCAAAAGACATCCCACCTGCGCGCACCAGCGCCATAGCTGAGCCAGCCAGCTGTTCCTTAGAGAACTGATCGTAGTCCCACCGGAGGGCAATATAGTGGGTTGAGGGATCAAGTCTTCGTGCCAGTCCTGTAGTGCCTGATGGCTGGTAGTCCAGAAATATTTCGGGCTTGTCTTCGACCTCATAAAGAAAGGCTAGGCCTTCACTCGGTGAAACGCCAGTGTCCTCTGGCCCACCGAACCAACTCACCTTGCCTCTGGCATGAAGGACGCTCATGTCGATGCTATTCGGTCTTGGAGCTACACTTGCAATAGACTGACAGATTTCATTAAAGTACGTTTGGTACTGCTCAACATCGGTTGTTGCATCCACGAAGCAAACTTCAATTAGGATCGCGGGCTCAGTAGTGCCGTTGAGAAAGTAAAGGTCCGAGCGCTTGTGCGCGCCACGATTGATCAGGCCAGAGACGCTAGCAATGGCAGCACTCACTCGCGCGGCCACAGCCTCTTGGGTTACGTACAGCACTTCTACCCCGCGTCCGCCGTCCGTCGGGACGTAGGCATTGAAGTGCACGGAAATATCAATCTCCCGCGTCTGCTTGTTGTGCCAATTAACTATTGCATTTAGGTTTTCCTGCTGTGTGGTTGAGGTGTCATCGTGGAACTCTACACACTCGTGGCCCAGCAACAATAGGGCCTGCCTTACCTCCGACACCACCTTGCGCGCCTCATCGACCTCATCAATCAGGCCACTGGCACCGCGCACATACTTGCCATGGCCTGAGGATATAGCGATCTTCATTCTTCACCTAGCCTTTCCTTTACCTCGTCACAGGTTAAGATTACAGGAACATGCTTGCCGTCAACCATGTTGATAATGCATTGCACGCTCGGCTCAAGAGCTACACGTGGCTTGGTCATCGATACGACATCGTGCGGGTTGATAGTGATAAGCTGGCCTCCAGGCGCCGGGAAGGTAACCAGATTAAGCGCCAGCACTATAGGGATCATATCTTACCTGCTTTGTGTGGAATCACTTCCTCTTATAGAATGGAATCACTTCCTCGGGATGCTTGATATCCCCACCCCTAAATTCAGTGTACCATTGTGCGGGCCCGCGCGGTCTCTTAACGCCTGTAGCATAGTCGTAGGCAGCCTCACCCCATCGGCCCATCTGTGCATTGGCTACACCAAGCGTAGCGCCAGCCATTATCGCTGTATGCTTAATAAATTTACCCGCGTGCTCTCTGCTAAGTGAAACCTCTCCCCTTGAAAGGTCCCTCGTCCAGTCAGTAACTGCTTTGGCGCCAGTCTGATAGATTGATATTGATGGATCTCGACCACCTAGAAAAGCAGCTACAATATCACGCGCTACCGGCCATGAGGAAGCAAAGTCACGGGCAAGGATTTCAGCACCCATCTTGACATAACCATCCTGTTGATTAAAGACGATTGGCGAAATGGCCTGCTCAACAATGGCCGGGAACAGGAAGTATGACCAAATGCCAGTGGCAACCTTACTCAGCTCCTCCTTTCCCTTCAGGTAGTTGCCATCTTGGCGATAGCCAGCTATGTCCTTTGCTCGCCATGCAGTTTCATATTGCCGCTGAAGCATGTCGTTGAAGAAGGTATAGAATGGCATCGTTGCGCGAGCTACAGGACCACCACGCATCAAAGCAGGGCGAGCGGTGACGGCAGTAGAACCGTGGGCACGACGGACTGCTTGGTCAGCCAAGGCAATTGCTTCGCCTTCAGAGGTACCAGCACGTATCTCACGTTTGTAGACCACCATCCACATAGGAATAACAGAGGCCATATCTGATAAGGCAACTGGCGTGGCTCCTGCCTTAACCACCCATTGCCGGGCGCGTTCGAGCTTCTCTGCTAGGAAGGCAGCAGGGTCACTCTTGCCAAGATACAGGAATGGTGCGCCGCCTCCTTCGAACAGCTCATCATGCGCACCAGTAAACGTCTCACGCCAATTCCTGCCTCGGCGCGAAACTTCATTGCTCTTGTTTATGACAAGAGCAACATTACCCCAACCTGCTGGATTCAGCCAAGTGTTCATGAACTCCTTAAGGAAGTCCTCCTTCCCCACTTCGTTAGCCGAATTTACGAGTGCGGTTGGGAAGTGCTTCAGCACTGTGCCAGGGTTGAAGCCAATCATAGTGGCGACGAGGTTCTGATAGAAATACTCCAAGATTCGACCGCCGGTCACAGCAAACTGATCAACGTATCGACGTTGACCTGCAATGTCCTTGAGGTATGGTATCATTAGATCAGCATATTCCTTACCGTAGGTGCGCCGGATCGTATTGTCAAAGGCGGTATCAGAGAAGATCTTGTATGCCTCCGTCACCGCTGGCCGCATAGCAATATCGTTTATCATCTGCTTTAGCCGACCAGGAACGGCATCGAAGTTCAGCAGCAGTGGCGCAGCGTAGCCAGTGCGTTGCTTTTGATAACCTTGAGAAGTTGCTGGCCGGTAGTACCCATTGTCCATTGGGTCCGGCCCCATCAGCTTCTTACTTCCACCTACTTGCTTCCGCAGGCCCGTTAGTGGGTCGTCAACGAATGTTGCTTTGCGATCGGAATCGTAGATGAGCGGATGGTACCAGCCTTTATACGTTCCGAACGGGGTTTCGATTGGCATAAGCTCGATCTTCGGTCCAGGCCGCGCACCAAGATTATAGTATACCTCCTCGGAGTGCTCGAAGATCCTTTCAAATAGATTCCCTAGTTTCTGGGCGCGGTCCCAATCTTCCTTTGTGGTATGGGCGAACAGCCAGTTCATCACCGGATGGTTCATGTCCACCTTATAGCCCTCGGCCCGCCAGCGCTCGATCACACCTTCAGGCACTTTGATCGCGTAGCCCCTCCCTAACACATCAGCATTAGACCAGTTCCCCATATTCTGTAGAACAGCATAGAGGTTACGGGTGGTCATGTGACGAGGGGTATCAGTGTAACCACCTCGTTCCATGGTATCGAAGAACAGGTGGTTCTCCACCGACTTCATCATGTTCCTTGGCCATGCGCCAACGGCCGCATAGTCACGCGAATACTTCCGCTCGAGTTCGTCCCGAAGGTTGCCTGCGGACATAATCATTTCGTTCAGCTTCATGAACGGGCTACCCCTCTCACCACGAGCAAGCCGCACCCACATGGTTTCCATCTGCAGAAGGCCCGCCCACATAGTTGCCATATAACGCTTGCGATCGGGAATTTCTTTTAGCCCCTTGTCCTCCGTTCGGAAAGTTTCATGTGTGGCATCCATCAAGGTCTGAATGAACTTCCGCCGATCAAGTGTCTCGCCACCAATGTTAATCGTTTGCTCGGCACGTGCATTGCGATGGATGGACTCTATACTTGCCGCTACTGCCCGAGCGTCCTCGAAGGACATATCCTCGATGCGCATGTTATATCGGCGGTCGGTGGGATCGAGCAAAAATGGAGCAACCGTTAGAGTCGGGCGATTGGCAGCTGGGAAGTCTGGATCGTTCTCGAATGTTGTAGTGATTTGACGACTTTGAACGAAGTCAGCAGACGACTTATAGTCATGTTGCTCCCACTCGTTCGCGATGTCCTCTGGCCCAGTCCGATTGACGGAGTAGCCAACACGGCCAAGGATGTCTTGTGCAAGGTTGGAGTACTCTAGTGGCACACCAGCTGGTTCACGCTTGCGATATTGCTTTGCTCTCCGATCGAGGCGATCGAGTTCGCGCTGGCCCTTCTGTGCTTCCTTTGCTGCCCAAAAAGCAATTTCTCGATCTTGCG